CACGAGCAATTAGAATCCGAGTCGTTCTGCACGGGATGCGTTGACGTCACGGGTTCGTCAAGCGACGTTATCGGTGCCGTCCGCAAGGTCGTTGGGGAAGAGAACTACAGAGGCGACGCATGAACGCGAAGCAGAAGTAACGTGGCTCGGCATTACCCCGTAGCGTTCAATGCAGTCTTAGACGCAGTTTGCGCCTTCAACGCCTCGAACCCGGGAAAATTCCTAGTTTTCCGTCCGCCACTCTGTCGCGATGGCACGTTATTTACCCTTGCATTTTGCAATTCGTGGAAGCAAGGCAATTCGTGGAAGCAAAGCATAGACGTGGACATTCGAAACGGCTTGCAAGAATGTGAAAAGAAGCTGCTCGATTTCATTGATGCCCTGTGAACGCGACCTCCGTCGTGTCCCTTGCGATTGATTCTGGAGAATTGACTCGCGAAGACCTCGCCGAGTGCGAGTGTGGTAAGCGTGCGGTATTCCGCGTGAGTTCGCTTGTTATCAAGCAGGCCCGGTGCTTAGATCGTCGTCAACCGCTCCAACTCGACCCAAACGAACGCGCCGAGTATCTTAGCCTATCCCCTTTCAGATGCTGGCCGTGCGCCGAGCGATACCTATTGATGGAGTAAACGGTGGCGTTTCGCGAAATCGTTGACGCTCTAAAGGGGCACTATCCCGAAGGAACGTCAGACCGCTTTCGTCGTTTAGATGCTTACGAGAAACTTCTCAATAATAAACTTTACGACCATTTACCCCATGCTTTCATCACGGAAAGCAACGGGGGATCGCACGTTCCGTTCGCGCAACGCCGTCCATCCGAGACCTACAATCTCGCGGAGATCATCGTTTCGCAGACCGCTGGGCTCCTCTTCGGTGACGAGCAGGCCCCCACGGTACGCTGCCACGACGACAAAGCGGACGGAGAAAATCCCGATAAGGACACCGAGGACGCGATCGAGACCTTAATCGACACGCTGGAACTCGACGCCTACCTCCACGAAGCGGTCTATGTCGGTAGCCCCGGCTCCGTCGCGATCGTCGTTCGCGCAGTCGGCCCCGACAAGCGCCCGTATATCGAAATCGTCAATGGCAAGTTCGGGATGCCGATTTACGCTACGCTTGAGCCCGACAAGCTCGTCGCCCTTCGTCAAATCTACCCGGTCAAGGGTGACGATTTGATTCCGCTCGGCTACGACGCCATTGAAGGTGGCGACTATTGGATGCGGCTCGACATCACCGAGACGAACGAAGTCCGCTACGTCCCGCTCTCGGATACCGACTATCAACGCCTTGGAACCAAAGACCCCGTCACGCATAAAGTGATCGAATGGGAACTTGATGCCGAGCGTTCGTTCACGCACGCTTTTCAGTGCGTTCCCGTGGTCTGGATCAAGAATCTCGGACGCACCACTTTCGGCATTGACGGGCCTTGCACGTTCGGCTCAATCGTAGACCTCATCGTTTCGATTGATTACGGTATTTCCCAAACGACGCGTGGATTTCGATTCACCGCCGAACCGATGTTGGCTATTGCCCGCGGTGAACTCGCCGACCAGAACATTGAAGGACCGCTCGGCGACGGAACCCTTAAAGACTCCGGTGGGCGACCCGTCCGCACTGGCGCGAACTTTCTTGACCTTGAGCATGGTGCATCCGCGCAGATGCTGGAGATCGCCGGCAAAGGCTTAACCGGATTCAAAGAATATCTCGAGATGCTACGCGAGTGGGCGCTTGAAGTTCTCGGTGGCATGAAGGCCAGTGCCGAGCATACGAAGGGCGCACCCTCCGGTAAAGCACTTGAGATGCTTCACCAGGCGTTGATTCTGTTGGTCAAGCGCCAACGTCTCGCGTATGGCAACCGCGGCTACGTTCCGTTACTCCGCGTTATCCTCAAGGGGATCTCGAACGGTGCGATCGTGGTCAACGGCATCTCGAACGTGAATCCCGATGTTCCGCTCCGTTTGGTGTGGCCGTCGTGGATGTTGCCAACGGGGACTGATTTAATGGCGCACGCTCAGGGTTTGCAAGAACTCGCTGGCATGGGTCCAGACGGTCAAACCCGACCACTGTTGCCCGAGTCCGCACTCGTTCGACTCGCCGCGAACGCAGTCGGAATCAACGACGCGCAACAGGCCATCGCCGAGCTCGAAACGCAGCGCACCAAAGAGGACGCGGTCAAAGCCCAGAACGCGCACGACGCCGCCGCATTACAAGCCGCGGTCAAGACTGCTGCGCCACCGGCTAAGAAGTAGTCCATGCTTGCACCCATTCCCGAAGACCCACTCGAACTTGAGGAGTACCAACGCAATCTCATGACCGCCGAAGAACTCGCAGCGAAAGCCGCCTCCGATCAAGCCGCCGCCGATGCTGCCAAGGCCGACGCTGCGAAGAACAACGTCGATCCCGACTACGCCGCACGTCTACGTCGTGAAGCGGCGGAAGCGCGAGCTGAGGCCGAGGCCGCACGCAACGAGTCGAAAGCGTTGAAAGACGCTGAAGCTGCGCGAGTGGCGAAGAATCTCGAAGATCAAAAAGAGTTCGAGAAACTTGCCGCTCATCACAAAGAGAAAGCGGAACTAGCCGAGCGGGAACGGGACGAGGCGAATAAACGCGCTGACTCCGCACGCGACTCAGCCAACGCCGAAGTCGAGAAAGAGCGCACCGCTCGTAAGCTCGAAGCCGCTGCATCCAAGCACGGCCTCCGCGATCTTGACGACGTGAGCGCACTTGATATGAAGCTCATCCGCAAGGGCGACAACGGCGAACTGCTCGGCGTCGATGAAGCGTTCGAAGACTTGAAGAAGCGCAAGGAGCACTACTTCAAGGTTGACGGTCGCAAGAACAACGGCGGAACTCCACCACCTCGCCCATCGAGCGACGATCCTGCACCGAAGGACGTGTACGCCATGACGGACGCCGACTTCAATCGCGAGTTTGCACAGCTTGGTAAAGGCGTTCGAGCCTAACTAGATGGCGCAACCGATTTGCTTCTGTGACTACGAAGACGACGCCGAATACTGCGCGTGCAAGATGCCTGTCGCCATTCAAGGCGAGGTGTGTTCCATGTGTACGTCGGGTCATCATCGGCTGATGCGCTTCTATCTGCGCGACGACGAATAAAAGACGTTAATCTCGGCGGGGAATGTTCTCCGCAAAACTTGCGTGACACTCGGCTGAGGCCGTGATCGTAAGTTGTCCGACACTCGGCACGGGCCGTGAGGACAAGCACTAGCTCGACATCAGTCGGGCTTTTTTGTTTCTCACTTTCTTCACTGAGGTATGTGTCATCGCATTACAAAACGTTCCCGCAGGTCTTGCCTCTGTTATTCAAGGAAATTGGCTCAACCGCCGTTTCGAACAACAGCTTCGCAACAAAGCGGCCTTCCGACTCGCGGCGTATCGTACGCCCGTCCCCGTCCGTTCGGGCGAAACCACGCTCTACTCGCGTGCTGGTCGTCTCGTTCCCGTCGTGCAGGATCTCAACCCGGCGACGAACCTTGGTTTGGACAACAACTACACGACTCCGGTCGGTGGCGTTGGTGCGACCAACTCGTATTCGTACGAGCAGTATCAGGTTTTCATCGCGAAAATCGGCTTCCCACTCGACATCAACGCGATTCAACAGCAAGAGCTGATCGCCGATGTCTTCAAACAGAACTGGGACAACCTTGCAGAGCAGGCGGCACTGTCGCTCGACCTCAAGGCCGCTCAGGCGACGTTCATTGCGTACGAATCGGGTCGGACCTACGTTCGTACGGCGACCTCCGCATCGACCACCGCCTCCGTTGATAATATCTACGGCCTCTCGACGGTGTTCTCGACGACCGTCGTTCAAGGCAACAACATCCCGATCGGCTCCCCGATCGCGGTGTCGGTTGGAGTCCCGCTCAGTGCGACGGTCTATCCGATCTCTGGCGCAACGCCGTATATCGTTTCGGTAACGTTGGCCGCGGCTGACGGTTCGAACGTTTCGGTCATGCAGCAGGGCGCCGGCTCGTCGGGCATGGTCAACGGTGCTTCGGGTGTCCTCACGTTCTCGGCAGCACAGACCTTCGCCCAAGGCGACGCGATCATTGCGGCTGATGCCCCGTCGCTCATCCGCCCGAGCAATCGTCGCTCGCGCTTCTCAATGACGACCTCGGACACACTCGGTATTCAGATGATCCTGAACGCCAAAGCAATCCTGAAGGCGAACAACATCCCGCCGATGGCCGATGGCACGTACGCCGTGTTCATGGACCCGATTCTGATGGCACAGTTCTTCGCCGATCAACAGTTCCAGATCATGGCGCAAGGCGCTGAGGCATCTGCGCTGTTCAAAGACGGTGTGCTGATCCGTCACTTCGGCGTAACGTTCGTGGAAACGACCAACGCCCCGGTGTATGGTCCGTTCACCAACTCGTCCGCGCAGTCGATTTACACGCGTCGTTTGATCGTGTGCGGCGACCGCTACCTGAACGAGTGCCCCTTCGAAGGACTCGAAGCCGGTTACAAGAGCCTCGCCGACATGTCGATTTCGGACGTGCGAGTGATGAACGACGTCGCCGTCGTGACTCGTCCGCCGCTCGATCGCGATGCAACGTTGCTCGGCCAATCGTGGAACTGGATCGGCGGATTTGTCTGCGGAACCGACGCCACGATCACCCCGGCAGTCATTCCGACCGCAACGCCC